CCTATTTTTTGGGTGGCCATAACTGGCCTATTTCGGACAACGCTATAAAAATCAAAAGCTTGCGAAAAACACAGTTGGGCTTTATCGGTCATTGCTGGGCAGTGTTTTCGACACTTTTTCGACACAAGCTTGATCTTGGTACATGTTATTTTTTGTTTACCCGAAAAGGAGAAATTGATGCATCCGGACCGCCAAATTTAAACTCAAGCCATTCATCTTCCTTATCCTTTATCTCAAGGATTTCTATATTTTTTATTGAAAAACCGTTTTTTAAGTTTCTTGCAAACGGGTTCCCGAAGGCATCTTCGTTACTCCAACCATGCATGTCAAAAAAATTTTGCAGTGTAATTTCCCCGGAAAGAAGTCTGTGTAGTGCTTTTGATGAAATGCTAATATTTTTACCGTTCAACTGATACCCTCCTGCCATTCCAAATGAGTACCCTGAGTCGAGACAGGCTACAGCAGCATTGTAAGCAGAATTTACCGGGCTTGACATAAATGACATCATCTTCTTAGTCAGAACTTCAAGCCTGGTTTTATTCGTCGACGTCAGCCGGGGTGACTCTCCCAATACAATCTGGTACTTTAAATAATAACTAATCTCTACAGAGGAAGATTTTCTTTCCTCAAATGCTGTCAATAGAACTACGGCATCTATGCTGCTATTATTTCTAAGGAACTCGCGCGCGATATCTGTGGCACTAAATGATGATTGAGAAAACCCATTGCGCCGAAATAAATCGCACCCTCCATCGCAAGCAAAAATTATTCTAAGTGAATTTGGTGGTGCTCTTTTTAGCTGCTCTAGTTTTTTCTTTAAAGAGTTGTATATGGGGTTCTTGTTAATAGATAGAGCCACAGTATAGCTTGCATGGCTTGTGAATTCTCCGCCAGTCCAGCTTGGATTGTACGACAAGCTAAATTCTTGATCATTTTCGTTAAATTCAATTCTATTTGGATGGCTGGCGTTTGCCTTTACGCTTTTTAACCATGTGGCTATATCATTATTTATTAGATCTTTTAATGAATTTTGTCCAGGGATTTTTAATCTTACCTTCTCGCTTTTCGCGTTTCCCTCTGTCCTTCCTCGAACATCTAGTGCGATTTTCTCAGAACTTAAGCCGAACTTCCTGCACAGCCTTCTTATTTCGTCTCTCAAGTATTTTATAGGATTTTGAGAATGCAAGCCGTTATCCGATATTGTGGTTATGTCCCCTACAATGCATATAGATGAGTCATCTTCAAAGTCCAGCACAAGCTCTATGTCAGGCTTTTTGCCGTTATTGATTTCTTTTTCATGACTAAGCTTTCCGCACTTGGACAGCGCATCTAGGACAGCTATCTCCCACATGGTATGCAGGCTACGTTCTCCCGGTTTATTTATCCGGTCTACCAGAGACTTGATCTGACTCAGGTCTAGAACTTCCTCTAGACTATTTATTGACTCTTGTAGTGATCTTCTTGTAAATATAAATTTCGCCATTCTCATCCCCTTCCCTGAGATAAAAATAAAGCTCTATTGTTTATCCTTCAAGGAGTCGCAATAGATCATGTCTCCCGCATTGCACATTCCATCAAATAGAATTTTTGCAGCTTTCTGACAGCCTGAGTAAGCCGATGTGCCTTCAGTATATTTAGAACATATACTGGAGGGAATCAAAACCCCTCCCTCAACGTTCCAGCTAATATCATAATAAGCAGAAGGAACAATATCTCTCTCCCAATATTTATACCTTTTATCGTAAATCCCGTCTTGGCACTGTGCATAACTTGCAACAGAAAAGATCATGACTAATATTAAATACTTCATGGTTTTTCCCCAGTCCCTCGGGCATACCAACGCCTAGCCACTTCCTGTGTGATCGCTATCCCGCGCTTTGACTGGTCAAGTTTCGGTTGGCCTCGTCGTAGTCAGGGCTTGTTTGCCCAATTTCCGGCATGACTTCGCCTGTGGTAAGCCACCATCGATACGCAGGGTAGACGCTACCGAGGATTTCAATCTCGTCCGCTCCCACTCGCGCCTTCCCTCGCTTGATGCTTACCCATCGGTTGTAGTCCGTCGCGCCTGCTCTGGTCAGGGCGCTTAGGTTGCTACGGCCAATCAATAGCAAAGCTCTATCTGTGATGCTCATACAATAGGTATTAATCATTATTTGGACTATGTACATGACATAGTCCAAGAGCTATTGTTTGCACATAGTCAATGGACATAGTCCAAGACCATAGTCCTCTATAGACCAACATAGTGCAGCAAAGGCCATGGAAGTGGAAGAAATCAAGGCTCAAGACCTCCGCGCGGCGCCCCCGGTGTTGCCGTGGCGGGACTTCGCGAACTGGATTGGCATGGGGGAAGACCACGAAACCGTCCGTGGATGGATTCGTAAGGGCTATCTCCCCGCGCACAAGATCGGCAAGCACGTGATGGTCAATGTTGCGCTCTTCACCCATCAACTGATGGAAAAGGAGGAGTTCTGATGGACACCTTCCAATTCTGCTTCGCGGGCATCGTCGGCAGCGTCTCCGGCAGGGTCGTGACCTGGGGCTGCCTGACTGTCGATATCGACCAGATCGAGAATGTTTGGCTCTGTCGGGCGATTGAAGATTATCGCTGTGGTCGCAGGGGGCAGAAATGAGCCATGGCCGCCAGTCCCTACTACCTACGCCAAACCCACGCCCCGGACTGCGCCTGCTCTGTGTGCTGGTCCGCAAGACAGGCCATCCCATTGCACAACCCGTCGCCGTGTCCGGACTGCCGGCCCCCTGGGCTGCCCTATCTGGAAGGTGGCCGTTGGCTCTGCCGTCCCCGTTCCTTCTGCGCGAAACACGACCCGTCCCGGCGTCCGCCGAAGTACTGGCACGTTGTGTACGACAGCGGGAAACCCACGCCCTTCGTGCCCGTGCGCGAAGCATTCCAACTGGAGGGCTGACCCATGCTCGCTGACACCCTGAAAGCGCTGCTCCTGCTCTGCCTGATCCAGGCCGCCCGCACCGTGGCCGATCCGTTCAAGGGCCGCGCTCCCGGCTCGTCGGAACAGCTTTACCGTTCCGGCGAACGGAAGCACGGGCGGAGCGCACCCTTGAACGCCTCCCCCCTGAAACAGCCTCCGCTGGGGAGTGTGGGGCAGCTTCTCCGCCCCGCGCTCCCGAGCCCTCGGCGGCAAGAGCGGGATGACAAGGGCAGAGCCCTTGGTGTTGCTCTGCGGGTTCCAAGGAGAAGCGTTCCCCTTGGCCCTCGGAGACGACGTTGCGATAGGGGGCGTTACCCGAATGGGCCGAGACGAACACCCGTGGTTGGCTTGGTTCGCTAGCGAATAGAGCCCGGCCCGAAGGGATCGCCCGACACATCACTTTTCACCCAACACCGCTGAATGAAGGCGAAACAGCCGAATTTGCAGCAGCGGGACAACTCACGCCGAAAAAGGCGAATTGAAGGAGAAACACCGATGAACATGTTTGCAACCCAAGGCGGCGTCGTCGAACTGTGGGTCACCAAGACCGACACCTATACCTCGACCAAGACCGGGGAAATCTACGCCTCGGTCCAGTCCATCGCGCCGATCCCGGAAGGTGCCCGTGGCAACGCCAAGGGCTTCGAGATCAGCGAATACAACATCGAGCCGACCCTGCTGGACGCCATCGTCTTCGAAGGCCAGCCGGTGCTCTGCAAGTTCGCCAGCGTGGTCCGCCCGACCCAAGACCGTTTCGGCCGGATCACCAATACCCAGGTCCTCGTGGATCTGCTGGCCGTGGGCGGCAAGCCGGTGGCGCCGACCGCCCAAGCCCCGGCCCGCCCGCAAGTGCAGGCCCAAGCCCCGCGCCCGGCCCAGCAGCCGCAGGGCCAGGACAAACAAGACAAGTCCCCGGACGCCAAGGCGTAAGCCCTAGGAGGCCGCGATGCTCCGCTATCTCTCGCTGTTCGCGGTAGGTCTGGCCACCGGCTACGCCTGGGGCTGGATCGACGGCCTAGCGGCCACCCTGGCTGTTTGAGGACTGATCGCTATGTCAGGCGTTGTCGCTGTGCAGGTGTGTACCGCGTGGACCTCGACCCCCGAGGGCTTCATGGCGTGTCGCGAACTCGCATGGCAACAGGCCTACCTGATTCCGCCCGAGGCCGCTGGATACGTGGACATCCTGGTCAACGGTGGTTTCTCCCCGGAAGCCTTTGGCATCGGTGCCGCTGGCGTCCTGGGATCGTTCGTGACGGGGCTTTTGATTGGCTGGGTCGCGTCACTTCTTCGTAAAGCCAAGTAGAGAGGAAACACCATGAAAGCAATGAAGCAACGCATCGCCAAGTTCAGCCCGGTCGCCTCGTTCCGCAACCTGTGCATCGCCGGCTCCGTCACTGCCGCGACTTCGCTGCCGGCCTTCGCCGGGGTGATCGACACCAGCGCGGTCGAGGCCGCGATCACCGAGGGCAAGGGCGATATGTCCAGCATCGGCGGCTACATCGTCGGCGCCCTGGTGATTCTGGCCGTCGCCGGCCTGGTCTACAGCATGTTGCGCAAGGCGTAACGGGTGCTCTGGTCGGTGTGGTTGGGGGCGTTCTTCGCCGGCGCCTTCATCACCGGGTACCGGACCGGCGAATTCTTCTAACCGAACAGACCGAGGCGGAAGCCCCCTCCGGAGTTTCCGGCAGGGGGCTTTTTGTTGCTTGAGGGACCTGTGATGAGGATTAAACGAACGCTGCTGGTTCTGCTGACGTTGTTCATGAGCGTCTGCGCCAGTGCTGAGGACTATTACTGGCCGCGTGGTACTCAGAAGTATGGAAGCTATATGGAAGTGGTCGAGGAGGCGCGAAAAGCGGCGATTGCCAACAATCCTGGCTATTCGCGTGTCGAGGCTGTGCGCGTTATCTACCCTGCCAATGGCAGGCAGGATATGGCGACCTATGGACTCGAGTTCTACTGCCTTAGCCAGGGCGTGGAAAGGATGTGTAGCACGTCCTATAACAATCCGGTGTATAGGAAAGGGGAGGGTTGTACCGCGCCCAAGATTCCGGACGAAACAACCGGGACGTGTAAAGAACCCCCCACGCCACCAGAAGACTGCATCAAAGGGCTGACGGATCTGTTCAGTTCACCGCCCTCGAACATCTTCGTGTCGGGCGGCAGAAACTTCGTGAATAGCTCGCCGCCCACTGGCTGCAAGAATGGTTGCCAGTACCTGCCGACCACCTCGAAGACCACCAGTTGCTATCGCTATCCCGGCAGCGACAACCAAGGCTTCTGTAACTACGTGTTGATGACGGACGGTAGTGCCTGCGCCGCTGACTCCGGCAATCCCGGCATGACCGGTCCCTCGTTGAACGACACCCCGCCGACCAATCCCGACGAACCGCCGTCCGACCCGAATGACCCTGGCTGTCCTCCCGGCTATAGCTGGTCCGGGACGACTTGCGTGAAGACGCCCACGGATCCGACTGAGCCGGGGGGCGATGGCGGTGATGGTGGTAACACCGGTGGCGGCGATGGCGGGGGCGACAACGGCGGCGGCAATGACAACGGGGGTGGCGACGGCGGCACCGGTGGCTCCGATGGGAGCGGCGGCAATGGGGAGGGCGGCGGCGATGGAAGCGGGGGAGGCGACGGCAGCGGCGGCGGAACCGGTGGCGGCGATGGCGGCAACTGCGACCCGGCGAAACAGGACTGCTCCCCCGGTCCTGCCGGCCCCGGCGGCGAACTCAAGGAACCCAAGCCCGGCACCTGGGATGACGCCATCGCCACCTGGGAACAGAAGGTCGAGCAGGCCAAGAAAGAACTCAAGGACAAGGTCCGGGCCAACGTCGATCAGATGAAGGGCGCGTTCGACCTCAACCTGGCGGAAGGCGGCGGCCAGCTTCCCTGCGAGTCCGTGACCATTTGGGGCCGATCCTACTCCCTCTGCGTCGCCGACTACGCCGACCAGCTCTCCAACCTGCGTGTGGCGCTGCTGCTGATGGCCGCGCTGATCGCCGCTTTCATACTGCTGAGGGACTGACCCTATGGAATGGCTCTCCGGTTTTCTCGATCAGATCATCGCCTTCTTCCAGTGGATCTGGGATTTCTTCGCCCAAGGCATCTATGACTTCGTGCGCGACGGCCTGGTGGTTGCCACCAAGGCGTCGATGTACGCCGCGCTCCAGACCCTGATCCTGCTGATCGATGTCAGCTACACCGCCGCCCGCGAACTGATCGACAGCCTCGGCGTGCCGCAGATGATCCGCAGCATGTACGCCGCGCTGCCGGGGCCGATTGCGGCGGGTCTGGCCTTCTTCGGCGTGCCGCAGGCGCTGAACATCATCATGGTCGCGGCGGCGACGCGCTTCTGCATGCGCTTCGTGCCGTTCATTGGGAGGTGATCCGTGTCGATCAAGATCCACCACGGCCCCAATGGCTCCTACAAGACCTCCGGCGCGATCCAAGATGACGCCGTGCCCGCGCTGAAAGACGGGCGGGTGATCATCACCAACGTGCGCGGCTTCACTCTGGAGCGGGCCTATCAGGTCTTCCCGGACCTGCCCAACACTGCGCAGATCATCAACCTCGATCTCGAATCGCTGGCCGACCTCGACAAGATGCGCACCTGGTTTCAGTGGGCACCGCGGGGCGCGTTCCTGATCTTCGACGAAACCCAGCTGCTGTTCCCCAAGTCCTGGCGCGAAAAGGACCTGGAGAAATTCGATTTCCCCGGCGGTCCCGAAGCGGCGCACGCAGCGGATCGGCCCATGGGCTGGCTCGATGCCTGGACCCGGCACCGGCACTTCAACTGGGACATCGTCCTGACGACCCCCAACATCAGCTACATCCGCGACGACATCCGCATGACCTGCGAGATGGCCTACAAGCATTCCAACCTCGCGGTGATCGGCATCCCTGGCCGCTACAAGGAGGCCCAGCATGACGCCCAACTCAACCGTCCGCCCGCTGATGGCACCATCATCGAATACAAGCGGATCCGAAAGCAGACCTTCGCCCTCTACCAGTCCACGGCCACCGGAAAGACCCAAGACACCAAGGCGGGCAAGAGCCTCTTCCGGTCGCCTAAGCTGGTTCTTCTACTGGCATTGCTGGCCGGCACTATTGGCTTTGTTAGCTATATGGGGCCAATGCGGGTTATTGGTGCTAAGCCTGATCCGGCAGCTTCCGCGCCTACTCCTAAGCCTCTTCCGACCGCTACTGCGCCTGCTGCTGTGGCTGCTCCAGCGCGTCCTGCTGCGAATAGCTTTCTTCCTCCTGGGCTTGTACCTGATGGGCCTACTGCTGCGCCTGTTGATCTGAACGCCCATCCCTTCGCCGATCGGCGGATTTCGATCCTCGCCCACGCCTACATGCCGTCGAAGGGCGATATCTACATGTTCGCCCTGGATGACCCTGCCGGCCGGCACCTGGAACTCACCAGTTGGCAACTCGTGGGATCCGGCTACGCGATCAAGCCACGCGGCGAGTGCGTGGCCGAACTGCTCTACGGGGAATGGGAGGGGACCGTCACCTGTGCCGGCTCCTCGGTCCGGCCGGTGGCGGTCGCTGGCGAGCCGCCGTTGCTCAACCTGCCGCCATCGGCAGCGGGCGCCCGCGAACCTGACAAGGTGCCGCTGACCATCGTCCCCGATTCCGAATACGCCTCGCGGCCCTGGAGGCAGAAATGATCGATTGGGAATTCCTCGTTCCGGTGGCTATGGGCTGGGCGCTGCATCACTGGTGGACGGTGATGACGGCGCTAGCGGCGGTAGGGGCGCCGCCATGAGGGGCGGGCCGCGCCGCCGGCCGGGAGCGCAAGGCATGAGCGATAGGCCGAAGGCGCGGCCGACGCCCCTGTAACACGTCAGATAAACGCCCTGTGTTTTGGACATTAATGGACATTGTTGGGTAAGCCCATGAAGAAAGTGAAACCGACTCATCAAAACCGCCTCCTGTTGCAACCCGACGGACAACTGCTGGACTCCCCCAAGGGACGGCTCTTCGTTGATTCCATGACGGGGGCGTTCACCGACCTGTCAGGCGTGCGCATCCTGCGTTGCGGTGTGGACACGGTGCGACAGTTGTACAACGGCAAGTTGCGCCCGGAAGTGATGGCGCTGTTTGACCTCTCGGTGGATGTGGTCGAGTTCGCCGGCTACGAGTGGTCCAAGGGCCGCATCGGTCGCGACTCCGGCTATCAGTACCGCCTGCAGAACGCTGAAATGGGTCTGATCCTGCTAATCAAGAATCACAACATCAAGGTCGATACCCTCGGCTCGCACCTCAAGATTGAGGTATCGCCTCACGCCCTCGATGGCGCCGATCCGCGCATCCTTCAGGGCGTGCTGGATGATCTGGCCGCAGCGGTGCTGAGTCACTGCGAAACCAACCAAGCCGCTGTGCATATCGCCCTGGACGTGCAGGGCTGGAAACCGCCTCGCGATCTGGTGGATCGCATGCATTGCCGCTCGCGCCGGGTGCGGCAAATCAGCGGGATCGAGCGGATCGAGTTCGACGGCAACGCCTCTGTCTACGGACGTGGCGAGACGTACATGTTCGGCTCGGCCAACGGTCTGCAACTGTCGATCTATAACAAGACCCTCCAGGCTCGGGCCACCGACAAGCTCGACTATTGGGAAAGCGTGTGGGCGACCTTGAACGGGGATCCGTTCGGCGATGGTGACCCAGCCTATAACCCCCTGGAGACGGTCTGGCGCATCGAATTCCGCTTCCATCACTCGGTGGTGCAACAGTTCTCCGAAGGCTCGCGTATGGCCTCCGGGGAGGTTATGGGCTGTCGCACCTATGAGGGGCTTTGCCCGCATCTGCAAGGGCTGTGGGGCTACGCCTGCGAAAGCTTCAAGCTGCTGAGCCGGACAGCGGTCTACGATCCCTTCTGGAGCCTGATCAGCCAGGACGCCCGCGTCCAAGTTGAGTGCGATCCGCTGATCGAGCGCGCTGAGTATCGGCGCTATTACAAGACCGCCAAGGGCTTTAGCGGGCGCAACTGCGAGATGTTTCTCGGTCAGTTCGTGAGCCTGATTGCGCGGGAGCGGATTCCCGCAAAAAAAGCGATTGAGTCCGCCCGTAAACTGGAGTTCTGGCACGTTATCGAAGACCACTATCTCGCCAAGGGTTGGACTCGTCGCGATCTGGAAAGGCACATACACAAGCTGATGTGTGATCGGTATCTGCGGCGGGGGTATGCCGTCTAATGTCGATCACCAAGCTCCCCGATGGCCGCTGGCTGGCCGATGTTGAGCCGATCAAAGGCAAGCGTTTTAGGAAGCGTTTCAAGACCAAGGGCGAAGCCCAGCGGTTCGAGGCGACGGTTCGCCAACGCTGCATAGAAAACCCGGCATGGTCCTCGAAACCGAAGGACCGACGCCGACTTTCTGAACTGGTCCAGCTTTGGTATGAGCTGCACGGCCACTCCTTGCGCGACGGAAAGCGGCGCTTGTCGAAGCTCCAGCAATTGACGGTTCGTTTGGGTGATCCGGTAGGGACTGCACTTGACGCGTCTAGCTATGCGCAACTGCGCCGCAAACGGCTAGAGAATGGGATATCCGGGAAGACGTTGAATAATGAATTGGGCTATGTGCGGGCCGTATTCAACGAATTGAAAGACCTGGGCCAGATTGACTATGCCAACCCCTTGGCAGGGGTGAAACCTTTAAAGCTCCAAGAGCGCGAGCTTTCTTGGCTGACCACAGAACAGATTACCGAGTTGCTCGAAGCGATTCGCAGCGGCAGTGACAACCCCCATACGGAACTGGTGACGTTGCTTTGCCTTGCCACGGGGGCCCGTTGGTCTGAGGCGGAAAAGTTGGTTCCACAACGGCTACAGGGCAACGTCGTGACTTATGCCGGAACGAAGTCGGGGAGGGTTCGTCACGTTCCAATCCCTACCGAGTTGGCCGACAAGATCAGGATGCATTGGCGAACGCACGGCCTATTCACGTCCTGCATCACATCTTTCCGCCGCGCCCTGGGGCGGACCACAATTCGGCTACCGAAAGGGCAGGCGAGCCACGCCCTACGACATACATTCGCTAGCCACTTCATGATGAATGGGGGCAACATTCTCACTCTTCAGAAAATCCTTGGGCATGCCACACTGACCATGACTATGCGGTATGCACACTTATCACCGGATCACCTCAAGGATGCTATTCGTTTTGGACCTATAGTTGCGTTATCTTTGGAGACGTCTGGTTAAGGAGTGGTTATGAACGCAAAAGAGGTGGTGAAATTTGTTTCGGAACAGGTTGTTAAAGCTAAAGATAATGGGAATATAGTTGTAACTATTGACTCCTTGGAGAAGTTGCTGGCTGCGGTGGATGAAAATATAGATAGTCAGGCTCCTTTAGAGCAAGCAAATATTGAGTTTCAAAAACAGACAAATGAGTTTCATTTTCAAACATCTAGCGAACTTTTTCGTAGCTTAATAAATAGCGGTCAAGCCGCACTGAAATCTGGGATGTTAGTTGGCGGTGGTGCAGCCGCTGCACTGCTAGCTTTTGCGAGCTCTGCTTGGAGGTCACTCAGTGCCGATGGAATGGAATTATTAGGGGAGGGGGTGTTTCTGTTGTCAATTGGTGTGGTGGCTGTTGCTGTTGCTACAGGCTTCAACTATTTGGCACAGTATTTTTATTATCAAGCTTTCCATAAGGCTGAGGGGTCTTGGGAAAGCTGGGGGGGCAATGTGTTTAATGCCCTTAGTATCTTGCTAGTAATCTGCGCGTACTTTTTATATGGGTGGGCGTGTTGGAAGGCCTATCTAATGCTCCATCAGTTTGAGGTGGTGAAGGCTATACCTCTGCCTTGATTTTTGCAGGTTCCTGTGTGTTGGTTGGTGCGGTGCAGAGTGTCTTTTTTGGTTAGGGCTGTTTCGACAGTTTTTCGACGCACTCTATGCCAAAGAAGAAAGCCCCTGAAATTCACTAGGAAAATCAGGGGCTTATCGTTTGCATTTGGTGGAGCCGGGGGGATTTGAACCC